TCTCTTGAGTGAGTTCTTGAATCTTCAGGATGGCATTCTTATTGGCATCAACAGACTTGTCAAGCTCTTTCTTGAGGGCTACGATAGCGCCAGAAGGGTCTAACTCCATTCGTACAAGGTTTAGAACAGCTTCCACAAGAGTTGATTCTTCATCTCCCATGCGGTTATTTGGAAGGGATTCTTCAAATACACGGTATGGATAATCTTGCTTGATGGAAACCTTTGTGGCATTAGCCACAGGATCATAAGCTTTGAACTGTACTTTATAATTCATTAAGCATTTACCTCATTCTTATTTTTAACTTCTTCAAATAGGTCCTTCAAATCTTTGTCAGATTCCAGAACGGAGCGATAGATTTCTAGCTCATTGATGAGCTGTTGTTTTTCCTGCTGTGATTCAGTTAATCGTGCCTTGAACTCAGCTTCATTGATTGATTTACTAGCCAATTGATTTGCTAGTTCTGCGATGATTCCTACATAATTATTTTCGTTCATTGAATTCCTTTCTATCTGAATCCGTATTTGTTAATTAAGTTGTCTCTTGTGTGGTTCTGGAAGCTTGGATTCTTTGTATCCCAGCCGTATCGTGCAAGTATTCCGAAACATGTCAATATATCCCAAAGATAGCCAGCTACGTTTCTTGCTTCTTTTCCAACATATACATTATCTATATAAGCAGCGTGAAAATGCTTGTCACCACGTCCAATAATGTGTTTAACATTGTTTTCATTGAGCGGGATTAGGTATGTATTTCGGTCCCTTGTGTTGTTGTGTAACAACCAAGGACTGCGATACTGTCCGTTTGCATAAAATGCAATACGGTCTGCGACTACTTCATAAAATGATTCTTTTTCCCCATTTCCACTTCCTGACCACAATCGAGTGCCAGAAAATGTAGCGTTTTCTACACTTTCTTTCTTGTCGTGGTTTGTTCCAATGACAATTCGTGCGGCTTTTTTATCAATGACACGTTCGCCTCTGTAGTCGCCTTGCTCCAACCTAATAAATTGAGACGAAGTTGTATCATCTATTCGTTTTATGGATCCTTTGTTTGAGTAAAAATTAATGGTCCCATTTTCCAAGTTGAAATCTGTAGCTCCGTTAGTAGATAACAATCGACCGCCTTGGATTCGTTCTGCAGAGAAATCTATTGAAGCAAGTTGCGTGATAAAGGCTTTTTGCGATGTAAGTTCTCTGATAAATGCTTGATTCGATACAAGCTTGTTGATCATGGCTGAATCCACTAGTAGCTTATCCGCTGTTACCGCATTACTAGCCAAAATCTGAGTTGTTACTGAGCCAGATTCCATGTGGCCTGTCCGAACGCTCTGAGAAGCCAGATGCCTACTTGTGATAGATCCATCAACTACCATGTCGCCCTTAACTTTAATTAATTGAGCGATTAAAGCAATAGAGTCTGGTTCTTGGACCATTAGGGAGCTGATTGTTTTCCCATTGATGCTCTTGCCGGTGCCAAAAGAGATTTGACTTGGTGTGATCTGGATGTCTGTTTTTCTCAACATGTCACCCATTTGATTGGTGATTGTCGTGAATTGTCCATCTACCGTCTGTTTGTATTCGGCAAGTTTAGCTTCAATTACGGATGAACCGTCATCTGTTGGCGGTTGGTAGGCTCTCTTGATAGATCCTTCATACACATCAATGTCGCCAAAGTAGAGGCTTGCTGGTTGCCCGTTCGATGATCCATTATTGTCAAAACGCAAGAACGCTTCATCATAGTCTTCGGAATTGATTGTGAAATAGTAGCGTGTGATTCTGTCTTGTGGCACAGTGATCTTGTCAGCAAGCGTGAATACTTTTGAGAAAGTTCCCGTCTCGCCTTTTTTTCGTGCCAAAAAATAGAATGTGGCATTCTTTAGATTGTCTGAACCAATCGCATCAAATGAAATAGTGTATGTGGTATTCCTCTTGATGTTGAAGCGTTGGGATGCTGCCACCTTGCCACTATCAGTTGAATTATCAAGTTTGAAGAGTTTTCTTGATTCATTGTAGTAGATTGGATTAGTTGAGACCGTTACTACTGGACTCAATCCGGGATCATAATACCCCCACCCCTCAACATTTTGAGGATTACCGCTGTTTTTAAGCAGGTTCTCTCCTGCTTGTACGATTTCATCAAATCTTCTTGTGATTCCAGCAACATCTTCAGTGTATTGAGATTTGGCAACATAACCTTGTTCTAAAATCTGCCTTGTTGCTTTTAGAGCATCAACAGCAGCTTTTTCAGAGTAGGTCAGCATGCGCTGTTCAAGTTCACCGGTTGGACCAGTCTTAGTCTCTAATTTCGTTAATTGAGTAGATAGACCTTGAACGGTCTTTTCAAATGTTGCTTGCGCTTGCTCTACCAAATAATTTTGATCTTCTGGAGCAGGTTGCCACTTGCGTTCATTAGCTCCCTCATAAAAATCAAGTTCGGTTAAAAACAAACCGCCCCATTTATTTGGATTGTTTTTTTCGTACTCAAATTGAAGGTAACCGTCATCAAAATTTCCAACATTAAATTGAAATGATTTTTTGATTGCTCTATTTCCATCCAAGATGGGGCCATCTGTCCATCTTGGTTTGCCATCATAGATTAGCTGTTTTTCTTCAAAGTCAGAGATTGAGCCTTTTCTTCGCTTACAGAAGTAAACTTTGAATATTTTCGAATTGTTGTCAAATCCTAAAAAATTCAATGTATAATCTGCATTTTGCTTCACAATAAAGCGTGGGCTTTTAACGACTGCGTCAGGACGCAATTCAAACATTCGTTTTTGGCCATTGAAGTAGAATTGATGCGCTGTAAATGCTAATCTGTTATTAGCTTCTGTCCAATATTTTAGGCCATCGTCTGCTCTTGAGTTCCTGAGCATGTTGGGGCCACCACCAGCGCCCATTGAAGTGAACTCTTCTTTGACTCCTGCCACCGTCTGTTCAACATAAGACCGATCAGCCTTTCCCCTGGCCACATTGGTCAGGTCAGAGATGGCTTTCTCTGTGGTCTGTTCAAATCTGGATTGTGCCCCTTGAACCCCTACAAATTGGCTCTGTGTCTGATCTTTGAAATCGTTGATCAGTTTTTTGATATCGGCATCACTGGTCTTTAATTTGTCAGTAGTAGCTTGCAAACCTTCCATTTTGACTTCAATGCCATTGTATTGAGCCTTGAACTCTTCTACAATTTCATTTTTGTTCTTCTGATTGGCAGCATTGATCTTTTCAGTGACTTGTGCTGAGATCTCCTCTTTGACCACTTCAGCTTGTGCTTTGGCTTGCTCAATTCCATCAGTGATCTCTTTTTCCAAGGCTCCTGCCTTGTCTTCAAAAGCCCTGTTGGCATTGTCAACCAATACTTTCAATTTCTTGTAGTATTCATCATCCTCTTGAGTCTTTTGGACTGTATCTAGGATTTCAGATGCTACATCAGAAATTCCATTGGAGCCTGACATGCCTCCACCGTGGCCAGCCTTGTCATCGAATGTAAGAGAGATGTACTTTTCTGACAAAGCATCAAAAACATAGCCTACAGCTTTCTTTTTTAACATGACATCATGCTTCAAGCTCATGATGGTCACTGTGTCACCAAGATGCACAGTTTGACCATCTAGCTCATAAGCTT